TCAAAACGTCGGAATAAGTACAAAGATCAACACCACTACGGGTAACACGGCACATGATTGTAAATGAGGAAATAATAAGCGAATGTTCGCAACTATATATACCCCCACAACTGCCACTGCCACCATCAAGAAATACAGTATAATATTATCTGTATTTCGATGGCACCTTCGGACTTTCGTTTCTCCGCAAAGTATGGATTGTTCACCTACGCCCAGTGTGGCACCCTTGATCCATTCGCAGTGGTTGACCATTTTGCATCGTTGGGATCTGAGTGCATCATTGGGAGAGAAGATCATGCTGATGGAGGAGTTCACCTACATGCTTTCGCAATGTGGCAATCGAAATTCAGCTCACGAAACGCTCGAAAATTCGATGTATGCGGATACCATCCAAACGTGGTCGCTGGTTATGGTACTCCAGAGAAGGGTTGGGACTATGCGACGAAAGATGGAGACATTGTGGGCGGAGGGCTTGAGCGACCGAGCGGAAGCGGACTGGGTGAAGTTACTTCAAAGTGGGGCGAGATCGTCGCTTCTGAATCTGCTGAGCAGTTTTGGGATGCTGCTGCACGCTTGGACCCACGTTCGCTTTGCTGCAGCTTCGTCTCGCTCGAGAAGTTTGTTGCCTGGAAGTACAGACCCAACCCTGCCGAGTATGAGACACCGGCAGGAGTATCGTTCGACACAGGCGAACTGGTTGGATTACCACAATGGGTTGACAGCAATCTGTCAGGAAGAAATATAGGTAAGCCCGCCACGCCGGAGAGATCGGGGGGGCCCATTCGGCGGCTGCGCGCGCCTCACGCTCGCTGACCGCTCGCACCCCTCCCTTCTCCCCTACAGGTTCGAATCTCTAGCGGGCGATTGTTGACGTGTATAGGTAGACCACGTTCCTTATGTCTCTACGGAGAGACAAGACTGGGAAAGACTATGTGGGCCCGATCTCACGGAAAACATGCCTACTTCGGAGGACTATTTTCATTGGATGAATCACTGGATGACGTTCGGTATGCTGTCTTCGACGACCTAGCCGGCGGGCTTAAGTTCTTTCCCAATTACAAGAGTTGGCTAGGCTGCCAACAACAATTCTACTGCACGGATAAATACAAGGGAAAAAAGTTGGTTCATTGGTCAAAGCCTTGTATTTGGTTATCTAACGAAGACCCCCGTACAAACGAGGGGGTTGACATTGATTGGCTAAATGGAAATTGCGACTTCGTCCACATCAGATTTACTATTTTTGATGCCAATACACTTTCGCGACTGACGACATCGTCGCAGTAGAAGTAACGCTATCTGGGGTCTGACTCTTTCTGAATATATCCAATACATATACATCATCCAATGGCGAATCCTGACCTGCAAATGTGGTATTGATGTCAATAGACCCAGCTTCACCACTCTCGTACCTCATAGTCTTGTTCAGAGGTATCCACATATTGTAGTCCTTCATAATTCCCGCATTGTTACCAGATCGAAGGTTCCTCTTAACATCGGACATAACATGGATAGAATATTTGTTCATGGGCGCAATCATAATATCCGCCCAATCAACACCAAATGTACCCATAACAATCTCATTTACAAGGTAGTTGCGTTCCACACCATCGAGTAGGTCCAAGTTCCGAGAGTACCGCCGTAAACCTTGCTGTACCACACTTGTATTGGGAGGGATCGCCGACGTAGACAACTGAATGTCCTCCAGTTCTTCCGTTTCTTTGACGTAAGAGGACCGAGCAAGCAAATCTGCATCAAAAACATTCTTCTTCGTAAAGACTATTCTCCGCCATTGCCATGGCTCTGAGTCACTCGTCGAAATGTGGATCTTTTCAGATATACCCTTGTAATAACAGTCATCGGCGGTGCGAGCCATCTTACTCTCTTGGGCACGACCTGCCTTAGCGCGAGACGTTGGGCACCAAAGCATCATACTCAAAGTCTGTGGGTCTTCAACCGTGCCTTCAAATCCGAAATCCACTTCAAAAGCGGGGACAGGACCACCCGATTGGTTCTGATTAAGTCCCACCATCGTGTCCTGTTTCTTCTCCGACGTAATCTCCAGGATTGCCTTCCTTCCCATTGGGCGCCTCTTTGATCGTACCGAGCGTCGCATCTTCCCTCCTGAACGCCGGGCGAATCGGGAGCGACCACGTGGTACCCTCCTTCGCGACACGCGCCCTCTGCCTCTCCCGCGATAGGCAGCCATATTTCAAAACGTCGGAATAAGTACAAAGATCAACACCACTACGGGTAACACGGCACATGATTGTAAATGAGGAAATAATAAGCGAATGTTCGCAACTATATATACCCCCACAACTGCCACTGCCACCA